CATTAAAGTTTGGCGACTATGCTTTGGCAGGAGGTTTAGATAAAGGAGTAAGAATTGAGAGAAAGTCTTTGAATGATCTAGTCGGCTCATTCGGCAAGGACATAGAAAGACTTAAAAAAGAAATGGCTAGAGCCAAAGAAGCCAATGCTTATTTAATTATTTTGATAGAAAAAGATATAAATAAATCATTATCTTTTGATTATCAATACGAGACAAGATTTGCAAAAGTTAGCCCAGACCATGTATTTAAAAATATAAGAGATTGCATAAAGGAATTTGATAATATACAGTTTCTATTTGTCGATGGTCGTAAGGAAGCCTCTCGTATTTTAATTAAACTATTTGAAATGGGTGATGAAGTTAAGACCGTTGATTTGCAATATTTCTATGAGATTGGTAAATTGTAATTTAAAATAAAAAAATATGGCTTGGATTGAACCTCAATGGGATAAGGGTGGAATAGTAGATGTTAATAAAGAATTAGCTTTATTCAAGGGAGAACTTGATGAAGAAAAAGCAAAGCATTGGCTTGGTCAATTCTTGATGTATAATATTCAGTTTACAACCGAGATTTTATTCGGCGTAAAACTTCATCCTCGTCAGGCTGTCTTGCTTAAAAGTTGGTTTCATTGCAACTACAACTTAGCTGTTTGGGGGAGGGGTAGCGGCAAAACGCTCAGTTATAATACTAATACTAAATTACTTGCGAAAGATATTGGTATTGTTCCAATAACTGATTTGCTTCCAAATTTATCTTTTGAAAAAGAAGGATGGAAAGATATTGATCCTATTTATTTATGGAATGGAAATGATTGGCAAAAAACAGATAAAATATATATTCAGCCTAAAAAGAAATGTAGAAGGGTAACAACAAACAATGGTTATTTCCTTGAGGGCTCTACTAATCACCTAATCAAAGTATTAGACTTCCAAACTTGTTCTATAGTTTGGAAAAAATTCTCGGAAATAAAAAATGGAGATAGAGTATGTATTTCAAGAAACGAAATTGACTATTCTTTTAGTGATTTTTCAGAAAGAGAATCTTATTTTCTAGGATTGTTAGCTGGAGACGGTTCTTATACTTCTAAATCTTCGGGCGCATGTTTAACAACTATAGACCAAGAGATTATTGATTGGGTATATAATAATTGGGAGATTATGAGTTATACAAAAAAGAAAAAATCTGAAGCAATTGATATAAAATTTTCTACAAAATTAATTAAACCGTTATTTGATAAATACAACATAAAAAGAACAACTTCTTACGATAAGGTTATTCCGCAAAAAATTCTTGCATGCAGGAAGTCTTTAAAGTTTTATTTAATGGGGCTTTTTGATACGGATGGAACATGTTATAAAACAGGGGGCATTAGTTATTGCTCAACTTCTGAAGAATTAGTAAAGCAAATTCATTTAAGTCTATTATCGTTTGGAATTATTTCAAGATTTTATAAAAGAAAAACACCATCTAATTTTGGAAAAGCTTGGTATATAGATATATCTGGGGAAAATGTAGATATATTTAATAAAAAAATTGGTTTTCGTTTAAGCAGAAAACAATCAAGAGCAAATATAGAAAAAAAACGCAACACTAATCTTGATATTATTCCCGGTGCAAAAGAATTTTTCCAACGAGAGATTAAGGCGGGAAAAAGATTACCTAAAGTTCTTTCCGATGAATGGCGTAATAATATCCGGCGCAAAAATAATCAAAGACATTTATCTTATAGTAGTTTAGCTAGTTATTTAGAATTTGCTAAAAAAGCTGAATTTGATGAAAAAAAATATCAAAACCTACTTGAAATCCAAAAGGAAAATTTCTTTTTCGATGAAGTTGTAGATATTGAAGATTTTGATCATGACTGTTTAGATTTTAATGTTCCAAACGGCGAAATGTATTGGGCTAATGGATTTATAAATCATAATAGCACATTAGTTGGATTATGGGCTGTATTGGATTGTGTTTTTAATCCTGGAACTCATACTCTTATTGTAAGTCAGAACTTCCGTTCTAGTCGTCGGATACTTGAAAATTTAGAAAAATTATCTAATTCGCCGGAAGGTGTTCTTTTCAAACAATGCCTTGATGGTGATCTTTCTCGCAGAAACGACATATTCAAATATACTTTTGCTAATGGCTCGACAATTACAGCGGTTCCATTATCTGGCGGCGAAGGGTTAAGAGGTTTGCGCTGTTCAAGGTTAATCATTGACGAAGCTTTGCTACTAAGTCTTGGAATCATAGAAACTATTCTTAAACCATTCTTAGTAAGCGGCGGCAACATCAAAGAAAAGCTTCAGCTACGCGAATTAGAAGATAAATTGATTTCGCGTGGATTTATGAGAGAAGAGGATAGAGAGATTTTCGCTTCTACCTCTAAAATGATTTTATTAAGTTCCGCTTCTTACCAATGGGAGGACTTATTTAAAGTTTACAAACAATATTTAAAAAATATCGAAACTTTCGAGGAGAAAGACCTTAAAGTTGCAACATATAGCGTTACTCAAGTTAGTTACAGGGCTATTCCAAAAGATTTGTTAGATCCAGGTATAATTAAAGATGTAGAAAGTGGAGATATTTCACAAAATGTTGTTGATAGAGAATATGGTGCAATATTTGTATCTGACAGTTCTGGATACTTTAAAGCATCTAAAATGGCTGAATGTACAGTTCCAGATGGTCAGAGACCTTGTGTTGAGATTGTTGGTGAAAAGGGTGCGGAATATGTTTTAGGCATAGATATTTCCTTATCAAGCGGAGAGGCTTCCGACGATTTCGCAATGTCTGTTCTAAAGATTGTGGATAAGGGTGATAAAAAAATAGGTATGTTAGTTCACTCGTACGCTGTAGCTGGTGGAGCGCACAAAGACCACGTTGCCTATTTACATTATTTATTAACCAATTTCAATATTGTATATATTGGTGTTGACGCCAGCCAAGGCGATAATGAATTTACCGCGCAGGCTAATGAAACTAAGTTATTTAAAGATTCTAGCATTGAGCTTAGAGATATTGATGCTGAATTCAATAAGAACGATCAAACTGACATATCTAAGCAAGTAGCCAAGAGTTATAATTTACAAGCTAGAAGAATTGTTCATAAACAAGGGTTTTCAAGTTCTTGGCAAAGAATGGCGGCTGAGTATTTACAAGCATGCATAGATTATAAAAACATACTATTCGCAGGAAAAGCTGGTGCCGTTGATGGATTAGCGGATGAAATGTCTAGATTTAGACCAAATATATTAGATACTCATCCATATTTTAAAGATTCTAATGGAAACTCAGAAAGCGTGTATTCTTTTATTGAGCATCAAGATTTCTTGATAGATTTAACTAAAAAAGAATGTGCTCTAATAGAAGTTACTTCTACCCCAAGTGGTGGTCAATCATTTGACCTTCCATCATCAATGAAAAGAAGCACTTCTAAAACTAGAGCGAAAAAAGATAATTTCTCATCTTTAATGTTGGCTAATTGGTGTTTACGTGTTTATTTAGAATCTAAAGCCTTGCCAGTAGAAAATAGTTCAGAAACCTTTACTTTTTTCTTTGCTAGGTAAAGTGAGAAAGTTAGAAATTTTTTGACTTTTAAGTGTATTACCTATGAATGAAACGCGCTTATAGAAAGAAAAATTCTGACTATTGGAACAATTTGGCTAAAAAACAAAGTTCCAGTTCGTCTAATGAATTTCCAGTTGCCTTGGCATCTTTTGATGACCAACCACACTACTCTGCTATAGCGGCTTGCGGCACAGATGGCTCTGGCTCAAGAAACTCATTCTCTGCTTCTATTTCTCCACTAGACCGTTATAAGAATATTAACGCTGGTATTCTTCCTTGGGAAAATAGGAATGGTTTGATTGGTATGCGTGGTATTATCGAAACATGTCAACGCGCTTATGCTAATGTTTCAATAGTTAGAAATGCCATAGAAGCAAGCGTGGAATTTTCTTGTAGTCAGCTACACATAAAAACATCTAATAAAACTGTCAAAGACTTTTTTACAGAATGGTTTAATAAAGTTGGAATTTATTTTTTCACTCAACAGTTCATGCGTGAGTATTATCGCTCTGGAAATGTATTTATTTACAAATTCAATGGCAAAATGTCAAAAGAGCAATATGGTAAGATGACGACTATTTTTGGTGCGAAAGAAAATAACTTACCAATAAAATATACCATATTAAATCCATCTCAAGTATATTTAAATGGAGGTTTGGGTTACGACCAAAATTGGGTTAAGATTCTTTCTACCTTTGAAGTAGAGAGACTAAAACAAGCAAAAACAAATGAAGATAAGCAAGTTTTCAATAGTCTTCCTCTTGATGTAAAAAAATCAATAAAATCAGGAGGAAATTACAACGAAATCCTTATTCCATTAGATCCAAGTAACTTGAATTACGTTTTTTACAAAAAACAAGACTACGAACCAATGGCAATTCCGATGATTTTCCCAGTATTAAATGATATTGAGTGGAAATTAGAATTGAAAAAGATGGATATGAGTCTTTCTAGAACCATAGAACAAGTAATCTTGATGATTACTACTGGCGAAAAGAAAGATCAAT